CAAAGCACCCCCACCACCTTTGCGGTTAGCCAATGCAATGTCAGCATAGCCTGTACCAATATCACCAACATACGCCACATACTCACCTGCGCCAGCCACGCCACCCGATATGTTTAAGATTAACACATCATTGGTTTTGATAGTGCTATTGGTCATGCGAAAAACGACTGTCGAATTATTGCCCAGCGACGCGTCGTCCATAGTAATGCGTCCAGTCGGGGTGTTCAGCGTCACAGGCGTGGATTTGCTAGTCAACTGAGTCACTTCACCAAAAGCGCATGAGCAGTAGCCCAATTCCTCGGTAGCGTACACCGTAGTGCCGCGCATGAATTTAGGGTCGGTGCGGCCAATCACGCCGCCATCAATGTCTTGATCGCGGTACGCAACGCCAATGGGTTTGCTGTCGCTCATTTATTTTTTCTTCGCGGTTTTGGCAGACTCTTTGAATGCCTTGGCTGTCGGAGCGCCAGCAGCGCCAGGCTTTCGCATCTTTTCGCCGCTGCCTTCTTTGATACGTTCGCGTTTTGCCGCGATATTACTGTACAAGCCAGGTTTTGTTGCCATGATTAGCACTTCCATCGTTTAAGGGCTGCTTTAGCGCGTTCGCCGTCTTTGGCGTTGGCCGCTACGGCGCCCATTCTTGCACAAAATGAATCCTTGCGGCCTTGGTCTGCCTTGGTCTTGGGGTTTGGGGCTGGCGCCTTGAGGTTTGAGCCAGTCGCAGCGTTGTATTTCGCACGCCCCTTTTCTGTCAAGCCAGCGCCCTTGGATACGGGCAGTTTTTCACCGCGTCCGACAGACAAAGAAACAGTTTTTTTCGTTGCCATCTAGCTTCCCATCCAAGATGTGTTGGCCGAAGTGTCTGAATACGTCCGGCGGGTGGTTGTGCGCGCATTGTACTCGCCCCGATGGGCCACGGGAAAGGCAAACGTCACTGCAATAGCGTCCGCAGCGTCTGGCGAGGCTAAACCGCGTGATTTCATGTCTTTTTTCGACTCCAAAAAGATTGTTCCACGTGAATCAGGCTTCATCATAGGCGAAATCAAGTCCGTCTTCAAGAACCTGTCGTTCGGAATACTGGCCGTTTTCAGCCACTCCCGCATGTCGCCCCACATTTGCGCCCGCATATTGCCATACATTATCGGGTTTTTGGACTTGTTTCCAAAATTTACGCCCTTGATCTTGTAGCGCTGCTCTTTGAGCCTGTCCACAATACCCGCCCCCAGCCCGCCCTCGTCGATGACGACCAGCGTGGGCTTGTATTCCTCAATGGCGTCGATCACATACCCCACCACGGTCATGGTGTCGTCGCCTCGGTGCCGGATGATCTTCACAATGTCGCGCCCTTGCCGCACGGCGATGACTGTAGCGTCCGCGCCGAACCGCGCCGGATCGACCCCGATCACAATCGGCGCGCTCAAGTCCTGGTACTTGACCCGCTTCATGGCCTCGTCCACCGTATTGGCGCCGATGAACTGATCATCCCCCGCGCTTGGGAACTGGCCGTACACCTCGACGTGCGCCTGGGCCGAGTCCGGCCCGTACTCGTCAATGATCTGCTGGTAGACCGCCTTGTCTGTCCCCTCGACCGTGCGGGCGTCCACCACCTTGGTGCTCCAGAAGTCGCGCTTGGAGTGAAACGTCTCGTAGAAGTACCCCGTGTTGCGGCGGGGGTTGGAGAACGCAAACCAGAACCTGTTGGGCGTGTTCTCCGTAAAGAAGCCCGCCGTCACCGCCCAGATGGCGTCATCAATACCCGAGGCCTCGTCGAAGATGACCAGCACGCCGTCCATGTTGTGCACACCCGCAAACGCGTCTGGATTCTCAGCCGACCACAGCCGGCCCTCAACACCCCAATACCGAGTGCCCTTACGCAGATCGCGCTCGACCAACTCGGTCAGCCACTTGGCCGGTTGCAGACTGGTTGCGCTGACCTCGAACCAGTGACTGTTCAGCCCCATCGCCAGCCACTTGGTAATCTCGGCCCAGGTCACCTTACGCAACTGCGACTCGCTGTTGGCCGACACAATGGTCGTTGAGCCGATCCGCGTGGACAACATCCAGATAACCAGCCATGAGACGAGGGCCGACTTGCCGATACCGCGGCCTGACGCGACCGCTTCGCGCAGGGTATCGAAGTCAATCTTGCCGCCGTTTTGCTTGATGTGGTTTGCGATGTCTTGCAACACCTCGCGTTGCCACTTGCGCGGCCCACTGAAATGCTCCAGCGGCGTGCCCTTGACGCCCCACGGGAACAACAGCATCACGAACGCCAGCGGGTTGTCCTTGATCTGGGGCGACCACAGCCGCGCCATCAACTCTTGTTCGTCTTCAGCGCTGTACTTGGTGGACTGCATCTAGTTTTGGCGTGAGGTATTCACTTGGGTTGTTCTCGATAACGTCCATGACGCGCCGCTCGGCTTCGGCCAGGGCGGCGGTGATCGAGATGCGCTGATCCACGTCGATGGTGATGGCCTGCTTGGCGACCCAGCCGTGGACGTGTTGCAGAATAGCCAGGCTGGCCTTGGCGTCCCCTTCGGCGGCGGCTTTGTGCAGTTGGCGTGAGGCTTCTATCTCGCCATCAGCCTTGCCCTTTAACGCGGCGACCTCGGCAATTGGGTCAAGCTGGCACAGTTGGCGGTACTCGGTAGGCAACATGCCCGCAGCCATAGCCAAGCTGTCGCCCTTGAGGCCCAACTTGGCAGCATCGTAGATTCGGTTTAAGCGCGCCTCTGTCGCTTCGACTTTGCGCGCCTCAAATGGAAGCGAGTAAAACATGGATTCTCCAGCCACTGGTACGTGTGCCCGAAGTATACGATTTTTTATTAAAAAAAATTTTGTTTGCAGCCCCTCCGCTACCGGCTGGCCCTGCCGCTCGGCCCTACCCCCACCCCCTAAGTTAGTGAGCACTTACTTACAGCTAGGGTATGTGAGCACTCACTTACATGTTAGTGGGCACTTACTTACAACCTGGTGAGTGAGTGCTTACTTCACATGCCGGCCGGGCGTGGACCATGTGGACATGTCCACACATGTCGGGCCAATGCATGCAGCAACATGGCCGGCACGCATTACCAGGCGCGCGCATGGCCGGGCATGCGTGGACAATGTGGACCAAGCAAAAACAAATTGTCCACATGGTCCACATGCATGCGCCGGGGTTTTCTGGCGTGGGCGAAGTGTGGACAATGTGGACCGTTTGGACCATCGTTTTAAATCCGTCGGCTATAACATTGTATACAGTTATTGTATACACTTTTATAATTTTCATATCTTCATATATACATAGTCCACATTGTCCACAAAGCCCCTTTTTCACTGGCGCGCCACGTGGACAATTTACAGCCCGCACGCAGTCCGCAAATTTGCCCACATGGTCCACAAAACCCTAATAGGGAAAGTCCTTAGTAAAATAATGCTTGACAAGTGTCAATGATTCCCTTACATTGGTTACGTTAGCAAACCAACCCGGAGAAAACGACATGATCAAAACCCTCGAAGCCTACGCGATGCAACACTACGAAGCCGGCGGGCATTGGATAGTAGAAACCTACGGCGCGGCCGATTATCAGGCCGTGCTTGACGAAGCCGGTGGCGATATCGACGGCGCAAAGGCCGCGCTCAAAAAAGCGTGGCTCTCCCTAGTAGCGCAGCAGCGCGAGTGCTATTAAACCAACCTAAGGACCGACAACATGCAACGCAACATTTTTACCCGACGCGGCCGCTTGATGCTCGCTATCGTCAACACGGCCGGCGCGCTATTTTTCGTGGCGTGCTTGCTAGTGCTTATGCTGGCCTACTTCGACGTGCTCACAAAATAAGGGGATCAACATGAAAAACTTTCTAGGTTATATCGCGTATGAGGGCCCGTCGCAAATCGACGGCGCGCCAATTGTCGTTATCGTGAACAAAATCGACGGGTCCGAAAATGCCAAAACCGGCGCCATTGTGCAGAGCTTCATTATCCGGGCCGACGTTGCGCCTACCGACGCACTGAAAACCGGCGCCGACGCTAGCATATGTGGCGCATGCGTGCACCGGCCATTGTTGGCAAAAGATAACGGCGCGGCGCCGTGCTATGTCAACGTAGGCCGTTCGGTCCGCTCGGTTTATGAAGCATACCGGCGCGGCCGCTATACAAAAGCGGACCCGGCCACGATTGCTAAGGCATTGGCCGGCAAAATTGTCAGACTTGGCACGTATGGAGACCCTGCGGCCGCGCCGGTCCGCATGTGGGCGCAAATTACCCGCTACGCGGCCGGCCGGCGCGGATATACGCACCAATGGGACCGGGCCGGCTTCGACGCGGCCGCGTGGGCGCCGTTAGCTATGGCATCGGCCGATTCGATCGACGAAGCCGCAAAAGCCAATTTATTAGGCATGCGGGTTTTCCGTGTAAGCATAGGCGTCGATAAGCAAGATCGGA